AGATGTTTAGGAAATCCGAAGCAAAAGGATCCTCGAACTCTTCCCATCTCGGATAGGTAAAAACATTACCTCGTTTGATGGCATTGAATAGATCGGACATAACTTCGGTTCTATGACACAGGAATCGGGGCACACCTAGACGCGGCTCAAAGGAAAGCTTCTTTTTGACGTTACCTACCCATTGGTATTTCTTGACTCTCTCTGCCCCAAATTCCCGGACCAGCTCGTCATTAGGCCAATGACCTCCGCCGTAGTCAGTCCCTATTGTCCGTACGTTGAAATCCTTAACGAGCTGTTTGATAATGTCCAACTGGTACTTAGGTTCGGATTCTGACCCCTCAAACCTATGGAAATAGATATAGGTGAACTTCTCCATATTGAACGGGAGGTACCCTCCAATGGACACAACAGTATATGCGGCCTCTCCGGTACCCCAGTCCACACCCATGAACAACGGGTAGTGGTTGGCATATTGCGTGGCCTCCCGGTAGTACTGCATAGAGAGGTCATCCCAACAATTCTTCCGTACGTCTTGTCGGGTGAGCGGCCGAGTTCCGGAATCGAAACTACGCCCTAACACCTCATTATGGAACTTGGCCCGGCTGTACTTCCGCTGCTTATCCTTGATGTCGGAGAATTCAATCCAGGGGACCATCAACTGTGGTAGTCGATAACCCTCAAATGGTTTTTCAACCCGGGGGTTCGGGTTCATAGCTACCCAACGGCAGTCGGGGTCATTGGCGTATAGCTGTTTCCCACATTTGTCACAGATTAGACTGGTGTTACCAATATTGTCCTCATCCAAGATATTCCAATGCCATGAGCCAGGATTGGTAGGAGTACCGTGGTGCTTGCACGGTACAGTCCATTCACTCTGCGTAGAGAACCTAGACCAGTAGTGCTCCAAGGAATTGTCTAGAGACTTAGGAGTACCACTGTACGTAAAGAGTTTGAACGAGGAGTGAGAGGCGCACTCTTCTATGACAGGAATGTTCTCCAATGAAATATCCTGGAACTCGTCAATCATAACCTTGTCTGCGGGAATTCCACGTACGCGGTCTGCGTTCAAGAAGGCAAAACGCAGTGTTATCTGAGATTGATTGACAAACTTTTTCTCGAGAACGTTGGAGAGCAACTTGCTGTTGGAGTAGTTCTTTAGGATCGGAGAGATCTCCATAGGTTCTTTGAGGCGGTCCCGGCTGAAAACTTTGGTCTGCTGGTTGGAAGGAGAAACATACAGCACCCGGAAGAACGGGTTCATGGCGCAATAAGCCAAACAAGTGTTACCGAGTAATGTGGAATTGTGAGTGACAAGACCTTCAGCAACAAAATTGTGGGTACCCTCAACTTCAAAATCGACACACTCTTGTTTTCCAATTGGGGCGATCTCTACAATTTCGTCCCAGTAAAGATCTGTATCTAGATGAATCTCTAGCTGAGTCACTAAAGTTTGATCAAAACGTTTATCGGAACGGAAGAACCTAACAAACTCAGTGATCTTTTCTTTGGTCGGTGGGTATTTCAAGGACTTTCGCAGCTCACCTTGAGTGCCCCAGGCGTAGAGACTAGATTTATTTTCACTGCGCCCTTCATGCCAAGCTTGTGAAGAGGACAATTTCCTTGATTCATAAATCTGTAGAATGAGTGCATTAATTTCTTTGGGATACGTATCTCGATTATTGTTCTTGCCACTTTTTGGAGGACAAACCTTTTCAGATTTTCCGAAAGCCCCGACGTCGGCCAGAAACCGACGAATACCTTCTTGAGTTTCAATACGGAGGATGTACGCTAGCTTCTTCTCTCCACGCCTTTTGTAGATGCTAGGCCAATTCTCTCGGATCTTAGAAGGTATTCCAAACTTCCAAAGTAGCGCTTGCACTTGTTTAATAAGAGTCTTGGAAATCGAGCAGTATTCAATCGAGTATTTGGAAGGTCCATTTTGTTTTACGTGCCCGTCTGTAGACCAAAGACGATTCAAGAAAAGAGCAGTTTGGCGACGGTCAAGATCAAATACCCAATGAGGAATAAATTTTGTTCCGGACTTATGGCCAAGAAGCCCGTCTTCTTGAAGCCATCTATGAACCGTTCCTTGATGTACACGAATTTGTTTTGCTCTAACCTCTTGTTTGGAAATTATCTTATAGGTGTTTCTAATCAGCCACAAATCTTCAAGAAACTCGTCTAGTTTTACTCCTGGTAACGAAGTAAACCCTATATGATAGGGAGTACCCATTCCCCCATCACCAATTAAATACGCAGTGAGTCTAACTCTCTCATCGGGCATCTCGCATTCGCCGGTAAAAACTCCACACCGTCGAACTGCTGCTACCCTATCACCAATCTTTAAGTTGCCCCCCACCGCCCAATGGTCCCATTTTCGCATAGGGTGAGTAAGAGCTATTTCTACTGAATGCCCCTGCCGAGTTTTTACCCTGATGCACTGTTTAGAATATCGTCGTGAAACCCAAGTCACAGTTCCAACCCCCGTATGGATACCGTCTGTGAGCATGGTTGATAACTCATCGCCAACTTTTACATCTCCAGCTCTAATAAGATTGCCGTTTGCTAAACTTACAAGAGTATTAACCTCTTCGCATTTCTCGACCTGCCTCCCGGCGCATAACAATTTTCTCTTGGCGGGAGAATCATAGATAGCTCTAAGGTAGTCTCGACCTTTGAAGCTGAATTTATCGAGGCCTCCCTTGGCGGGCATGTAAACGGCAAACTCGATGAACTCTGATGGGTGGGAATAAATCTTGTCTTGAGCAGCAATCTGCCGCAGTTCCTCATCTTCGTCGAGGTAAGGGTTATCTGGTTGAGAGTCCTTATCCTCTTCAAAGTAGTCGTAGGGGGTCCGAGGATGATTATTGATCTCGACAAGCATTCTAACTAAATTCCTGGTATAAGATTTTCAATGTCTACAGCTAGCCAAAAAACGTTGCGTGATCGTCTGTTATGGGTTGAGAACGCCCGACAGGGTATTTTGAGTGCCATAGGAGACGATGTAGTCGGTACGAGGTTCACTGTCCATCCCACTGTAGACCCTCTCAAGCTAATTCTCAAGGTAACATTACGGCGACCTTTGACCAAGAACACAAAAGGCCATTTGAGAACATATCTTCGCTGCCATGCTGAGAGCAGCGGATGCGAACTACCAACCATCAAAATCAAAGACTCTTGGATACAGGCAGAAGTCCTTATTCAGAGCAGACACAGGAGTCGTGATGCAAAAGGACATTTTCAGAGAGGGGGTAGGAAGTTTACTGGCCGGACTGGATGAAGTCGGTCTGGGTTCTTTCGCTGGGCCGATTTGTGTCGTTGTTGTTGCCTTCCCCAAAGATTTCCCACCGATACCCGGGGTCAAAGACTCCAAAAAACTAAGCCGAAAGAATAGGGAGAAACTCGCTCCCCAGATCTTGAAGGCCGCGTCCTTCTTCGGGATTGGTTGGGCTCACCCACAACTCATAGACAGTGCTGGTATAACCAAAGCATGGCAGCATGCGGCGGACCAAGCACTTCAAGGTGCTCCCAGATTTGACTGTCTTTACGTGGATGGAATGCGGCGGGTAAAGTCGTATCGGGGACCCGAAGTCGTTGAGCCCCACGGGGAAGACAAATGGTGGCAAGTAGCCGCAGCTAGTATCGTAGCTAAAGTGAGCCGGGACCACGACATGAGAGAAATGTCCAACATCCACCAGGGCTACGGATTCGAGAAACACGTCGGGTACGGTACCAAGGCCCACATCAACAAGATATTGGAGCTTGGACCTTGCTCTTACCATCGAATGACCTTTCTGAAGAAGCTCTACATGCAATCCTACGAAGCCCTTGGGTATAAGTAAGATGGAGGGAATAATTCCCTCCACAACCGGAGGAAAACCATGTACACCGAAGACCTGCCACTGCGGGTCATTGATCTGGGGTCTAAGGAAAAGGACAGGTGGAAACACGTTGTCGAGCAAGACTACAAATCAATGCGCGCACTGGCCAAGCAAGCAATGCAGGAGTTGAAGTCGGTATCACCACTGCTACTCTCACCCACCTTGCATCTAATATTTCGGACAGCGTACGAGCTCTGTGGAGGAATGTTCTTGGGGGAGCTGAAGTCTCTGGCCCGCGGAATGAACATCTCCGCATCTCTGGCAACCGTACTCAACTGCACCTACGAACTAAGCCACGTCGGAGGGGCAATGAGATCATTCGGTTGCACGGCCGCAATCAAGAAAACAAAGGACTGCGGGCTTGTACTGGTGAGAAATTTGGACTGGCCATTGTCCAAGATTGGGAAGGCTACGAGAATATTCAAGTTCGTCGACCGGAGTAGGCATTTTCTCTCTGTGGGTGTGGCCGGGTACGTTGGGGTGCTTTCTGGGATGTTGCCTGGCAAATATGCTGTCACCATCAACTGGGCACCACCCTACCGGTTACCCTCTATGAAGAAACCGGGAGCATCATTCCTACTGAGAAAGGTTCTTGAAGAATGCAACTCCTACAAAGAGGCGGTTCGGGTCTTGTCCACATGCCCGATGTCTACCTCGGCGTTCTTCACAGTCTGCGGTGTGAAGAGTGGTGAAGCGTGCGTGATAGAGAGAACTCAGACGGATGCAGCCGTACGGAAAATACATCACGGTCAGTTGGTTCAGGCAAACCATTTTGTGTCCAGCAAATACCAACACCTCAATGCAGCTTTGGATGACGATGGAGACTCCGGAGTTTTGGAGTTCTCTCAAGAGAGGGCCGGGCTGCTTGAAAAAAGACTGACCGGAGAGAAGACTTTCCGGCAGACCTTCAATGCTTTGGATGAAGACTGGGTGTTGAATGGAGACACTACTCAGCAGATGGCATTCTGCCCGAAGACAGGAGAGATGAAAGTTGGACGGTGGACTTAGTCTTTGTCCTTCTGACCCATCAGGGCCTTGGCTCCGCGGTACGCCCCGTAGCCAAGGCCCAATCCTGCTGCTCCTCTTATAGCCCAAGGTAGCACAGACAGTGCCTTCTCATATAGCAACTGTGGACCAGTCCGTTTGGCGTGATAGATGCCTGCCGTCTCCAGTGCCGCAGACCTTCGGATATGGTGGGGTAGAATGTTAGCACCCTCTACACCCTTGGCCAGGCAAACGGGGGAGGCCATACCCGGTAGACTGGAGCATACCGATGCTCCCGGTGACGGTGCTTCTTTACCCCCAAGTGCTCGAGCTACAGACTCCGGAAGGAATGATCGGCCGGCGCTACGAACCCCACGCGGGGTGTCGTACATGCTACCCCGGGCTGCTCCTCCAAATCTTTCCTCAAGTCCCTCTTCAGCTATTTGTCGTGTCTCGAGGTTCTCCAAGAACTTCTCCCTGTGAGCTGGGTCTTTGAACCTCTTGATGATGACGTCGTCTCCTTTGTCAGGGTGAGCTGAGTACCCGTAGGCACCACCCTCCTGCGGAGAAGCGTGAACGTACCCGAACGCACCCCTCTTTCGATTCTTAGGTACGCTGGTTACTGTGGTGACGTGATACCCGTGAGGATCTGCCCCCAGGCCCGATATCATAGACTTGAAGTACCCAGATTTTCCGGGAGATGACGTGAGCACAATGTCACCAGGCTGTAGAGCCTTACTTACGTCTCTCACACTCTTCAGCTTCTTTCCCTTTTCTGGGGCATTGGAGGAAAGTGACAAGGCCTTCGACTTCAGACCCTGGAGTATGGGGGCAGACCCAAAGAAGGCTCCTGCTGCAGCAGGTGTGTAGTCGGAGACATTCTTGTTGTCAGAGCTCATTTTATTGAGTCCGTAAGCGATAGGTGCCGCAACTGCAGTTCCAGTCAGGAGCCGTGTGAGGTTTTCCTGACTTCGGGCGCGGGACACTGCATCACGGTGAGCCCACATCCTATTCTCCAGGTCCAGGCTACCCTTATCGCCCCATTCCATAGAGACAGGCTTCTTCCCACCAATCACGTCTCGGATGTACCCATGGGTGACGTCCCGATTCATCCCCTTGAGCTGACGAACCCCTCGGTGGGAATCTAGTACGTTGCTCATCCCCTTGTTCAAGGCGGATTCTGATTTCCTGCCTGCCAAAAGCCCCATGTAGTCTTTACCAATCGTGGCAAGCCTCTTACCCTTTGGTATCTTGTCTATGTAGTCCAGGCCCCGGAATGTCGCCCCCGCTTCCTTTTCCTCTGCTGACTCTTCTTTGGCTGGAGCGTCCTCTTCGAGAGGGCCACCCGGTATAGCCCCAGATCCCTTCTCTACATCAGGACCAATATCACCCCCGTGGGGCGCTTCAACCTCTTCGGCTTCTTTCATGATGATGGATAGCTCGTCCAAGAATGCAGCTTGTTTCACATGCTCTGGAAGCTTGCCTTTAGGCGTTGCATCTTCCCAGTGTTTCACAGTTGCGGCCGAGATCTCACCACGACTCTTCATGGCGTAGAACTTACGGCGCTGTGCTTGAGATTTGAACGGCATGACTTACCTCCTAATACGTCCTTTGAAAAGCAAGGCAGAGGCGATAAAGGGAGCTGACAAGGCAGCAGGGGCAACTGCATATGACCCGTAGGCCTTCCAAAGGTTATGCCTCATCTTCCCTAATTCTTCTGGGGTATAGCTACCAGTTTCTTTCACTGTTCGGTACCCTTTTAGAGATGCCTGAGCCTCATCAATCATCATTGGAAGCGTTCCAGCTGCATGACTGAAATTTTTTCTAGTTCGTCTACGAAGCCGTAGAGCATAGCAGCTTTTTCAATTTCGCCTTTGTCTAAATGCCATCCGTTGAATCTCGGCTGGAACAAGGCACCCGCCTCATCACCATCCTTGAAGACCTTGGTGGCTTTCACTCTCGCCACCCTACCAACATACTTGTCCGGGTTCTTTAGCATGTCCGTGGCTTCGTCATGCTTGAATCCACCTACTTGGCCCACTATAGGTCCACCGGGAGTCCAAGAGTAGCTAATTGCCCCAGCTCTCTCATAAGGCTTCCCCGTCTTACCGCTTACGGCCGGGTGAACCCCGCGTACATACACGTCGAAATCGGGTGCAAACTTGGCCTTGATTGGAATGACTGGGTCATTAGGAGATACCAACACCACTCCCTCATCAGTCAGAGGATGCTGCTTTGACCTAATACGGTTGAGCAAGTCGATCTTTTCTTCTGGGGTCGTAGCTAGTTCTGGCAGCCATGCTGGCCCAAAAGACTTCTCCACCTTCTTCAAGACGTCGAGCTGCTGAGAGTATGGGGCACCTTCCATAGACTTTCCGTGGTACTGCACCAAGCCGTGTGGATAGACCTGCAGTTTGACACCGAGCTCCGCTTGCTTCTTCCGGCTATCCCACACCTTGGAATTGAGAAGGCCCCCGAGAGTCTCTAGAGGTATGGCCTTACCATCTTTGTCTATGCCCAGGATCTCTACACGGGCAATAGTACGGTCTAACTCTTTAGGCACCTTGGTCTTCAGCAATTCTGGAATCTTGTGAGTGTGCTCGATAAGGCCAGTCTTTGCAATTTTGGCTACTCGGTAAGAGAACAACCTCGGTGCTCTACCTGCCTGTAAATCTAAGATACCATGAGCTCCATTGAGCTTAGGCATCATGGCCTGAGTGGAATCAGTAGGGTCTACCTCGTCAGGGTCAATTTCTTCGAACGTGAGTTTTTCCGCTGGTAGCTCCGGACGGTTCTCGCGCGTTTGGGTTTTGTTATGGATGAACCATTTACCTTCTTGGTCTTTGCGGATCGAGTATTCTTCCGGCTGTGTGCCCTCGTAAAGATTGAAGCGAACTTTCGTCCCAGCCTGGTCAGTAGAGTCAGCATGATAAACCTCCGCAGTTGTTCGACGACCTTTAACAACCTTGCCCTTACCATACTGAGTAGAAATATCTCCCCAGTAGTTCATGTACGGGATAGTGTGGTCAAAAGTCGGAATGACCCTCGCCATTTCCCCTGGACCCGGTAACTCCGTTCTCTTTGGAAGAACAAATGAGTGAGCAACACCTGTAGCTGGATTTCCTAGTCGGATGTCAACGTGAGTTCCAGACCTCACAGCTAGATGAGGGTGAGCTGAAAACTCCCAATGCTTCGGTTCCTTGACCGTTGGCAAGGGCGTGATCTTCTTCTTAGACACCCCTGGTCCAAGATCACCTTCCCGATAGTGCTCCCGTTCTTTGGCAGCCGCCATCTTGCTGAAGTCCAGGAGTCTCACGTTTCACCCGGGTTTTATTTCTGTTCTAAATAGGAATCCAGCGCTGCACAAAAGCTATCCACAAATCGTTCTTTCCCCACAACACCGATAGTGTTCTTGGCATCCTGGAATTGGGCTACGTATGCACCCAGCTCGGGAACTTCCTCAATGGCTACCGAACCCTGCCACACATTGTCCGCGGCCTTCTTGATCTTGTCAGTCATGTCCATAGGAAAAGCACAGTCTTTAGACTTCACTTCTCGTCGGCCGGGTACATATGTACCACTATCGTTGTATGATTCTGGGTACCACCGGTCTTTCCTTCCATTACGAGGGAACAGATGCACCAAGAGGTCATTCTTTTTTACCTCATACTCAGCAAAGTGCGTGCTGAAAGTATCCACCGGGGATAGGTCACGAACGATAGTCTTGGATTTAGAATGATCCACGCCCTCGTAGGCTTTCGACAACTGACTAGAGGCATCTTTGGCCCACTCGGGCACCGGCATACTGTTACTCATCTTGGTCTCCTTTTTCCTCATCTTTTTTGGCGTTGCCATTATCCTCGCCGTCTCCGCTGTAACTTCCACCGGCCACCTTATCGATAATGGTATCGATAGCTTTGATGTCCGGATCCTTGTGCTTCATCATGATTTGACGGAACATCTTCAACTGCTCATGCAACCCGCCGCCCTCGGAATAGAGCAGTTCATAAAGCCCCAACAGTCTGGATGTAATGGTAGAGAAAGTCGTCATCACATCTTTACCGTCGGGAAGAAATCGCAGGTATTCCAACCTGAAGTATGACTGTCGGAAAGCTTCCTTGAGCGCCCGTCCACCATCAACTGAGGGACTAAACCCTGCCCGGTAAAGAGCTTGCTGCTCTCCACAGTACAGCGATGCCAAAAGAGCATCTTTAGCAGGGTTTCCCTGCATCAGGTCATTCCAGTATGCGTGTGGGGTGTTCGTCACATTCCAGAAGTAGTGATGGTAGGTATCTACCATCCTAGAGGTCAACTCTGGGGTCAACCGATACTTCAAGTTGAGCTTTTGCGCGATAATCTCATGTGGGAGCCTTCCCATCAAAAGGATGTGGAGGTCATGCTTGATGAGCATATTACCGGACACAAGATCAGAAATCACCCGTTGGTCATCCTCAGTGGGATTCCAAAGAGTAAAGATCTTTTCCTGCTTCATGAACTCCACAGTCTCCCTGTGGTTAGGAGTATGAAACCGGAAACCAGCAGGAGGAGAGAACGCGCTACGAATTCGGCCGTACTCTGTATCCGAAAGGTATGGTAACCCAAAAGACTTCAATGAGTCATTGAGGCTAGACGCAGTGACAGAGGACTCATCATCACTCCAGGCCTGCGCTAGACTGTACTTCAAGAAATATTCGCTAGGATGTCCCAAGGCTACTCTCCTGTTACGACATTGACGAGAAACTTACTTCCTTCTCCTGAAGGCAGCGAAGACCACGAATGACATCCTCTAGGGCAACAAGCATACGCTCAAGAGCCGCTTCCGGAATGTCTTTCAGTCCCAGCCGTACCGCCACAAGCATTTCAGAAATCTTGCTGGCTGCAGCCTCAAACGCGGGCATCATCTCTACAAATGTAGAAATATTTTCCGCATTCAGGAACCCCAATCCCAAAATCTTGTCAGCTGTGAGGGAGTCGTCCAGCAACGAGGCTTCCTTAGCTAAAAAGTAGTTATGGATAGGAGGGTCTAGCTCATCCAAACTCTTTCGTATACTGGCGTAGGCCGATGCCATCTTCTCGCTGAATGGTGTAATGACCCTCACCCCGTCAAACGACATGAGCTTACCTTTAGCCGCCTGATTCAGTGCCTCTTTGCACATCTCAGGAGAAATACCCAAGGTAACCCCCAAGAACTCAGCATCAGCCCGATTCAAGAACTTGGTGTTGTCCGTTGCCAATTTGGCCACGGCAGGGCCTCTCCATGAAAACACATCCCGGTCGCCAACTAGCTCAGCTACTCCGCTTTCCTTACGAGAAGAAATCTTAGAGAAGCCCATTGGATCACTGACTAGCTCAGTTCGACCGCGGAGGGGCATCCAGTTGATTGATGTTGGGATACAATAATCCGCGTCTCCCACCCGAATCACTTTCTGCATGGAGTCGGAGTAGAAGAACGTAAGTCGATTCCCGAAGTCATCAGATGCGTTGTAGCGAACCATGCCGTCTGGTCCACGAGTCGTACCATTCACTGTCATGGGTACAAATGCTCTGGCCGTACCATGATCCAGGTAGTAAAGAGCACCGTAACCCGCAGGTGTACCCTTCGGTAGATCGGTGGACTTGCCTGCCATCTCACCGGCAATCCCTTCTTGAGTAGCCGATTGAGAGCCATTATTGAACAAGGCCAGAGGAAGCGGTTGAAGGTCCATGGACAGCAATTGAGGGAATACCCACCCAATCATGCTGTTGCCATTGATGTCCTGTACCTTCCATAGCCCGAAAGCATCGACGACCTTGACCTCTTCGGCTTCCATAGTCTGCTTCACTGGGGAGTCGGGGCTAGCTGTCAAGGTACCATCGCCTTCAAGCCGACCCGCCAGATCTTGATCACCAGCTAAGTCTTGAGCCACATCCATGGACACATTTTCCTCTTGAGGAGCAAACATGTCTGGGTTAGCCCATTTCACCTTCACGTTCCCATCAGCCAGCTTTGTAAGCTGAACTACGGTAGGACGAAGACTGGACCTGACGACCTCTGCACTCTTCTCCAGATTCACAATAGTCAATCCAAGAGCAGAACTAAATGCACACTGAACCCCTTCAGATGCTCTATGGATAGAGGCTCTCAATGAAGGGTCAGTACATGCGGTCTTCAGCCTCTCCACATGTTCCGGAAGCACTCTTCCGTGAAGCTGAGGGAGGAGGGGAAGGGCGCTGAGCTCGGTGTGTGCTTGGGCGCTACCAAACTTTACACCACCCGAACCAAAGCCACCATAACCAGCGCGGACTGGGGGCTGCATATCCTGGACTAACGACGGGTCGTATGGGCGAGTACGCGCAGCATCCATTGTCTCTGGACGAAACAACGCCGCCCGGAGTCGGCTTTCAGTGAGATGCTGGTACGCCCGACCGTGCATGAACACGTCGAATGGTGCCAACATTTGCTCCCGAACGATGATGGGAATGTGGACCTTTTCCACTCCGGACATCTGCATTTCATCTGATGTCATGGAACTCTTTGGCCGCACTTCGATGGAGCCAAATGCAAACCCTTTTTGCTCATCCAGCTTGTCGAGGATGACGTTAGGGTCGAAGTCAGCCATGTACGGGAGTTGTTTATACGCTTCCTGCATGACTTCCTGCGGCCACATATCTACGTTGTCACTCAGTCGAGTGAGCATACCTGCAAGTTTCTCCTCACCTTCAAAGTGAAGAGCTTGATCCAAAAAGAGTGATTGTGAGCTTGCCATGTGAAATCTCCTACGCTGTAAATACCTTAGATGACACTAAAGAAGCGAGCTGGGCAGGAAATGGTGCCATCTCTGCCATAGCGGTTGTTGGTCCCACAGGAGCTGTGCTTGCAATCCTACTGATGGCCATAATGAGATTGGACATAAAAGTTATCCATTGCTGGCCCTTGATTATAGGCTCTATGGCACTCGCCCCACCTAGACAGGTTTGCGGGGCATCAATAACAACTTGAGAGGCACTCTTCACCGTAGCCTTGTTGGCCCCGTCAAAAGTCGCCTCACCCCCGCTGGACTTTATCGACACGTCCTTCTTAGCCGTTGCGGTAAACAGACCCCCGTAGTTCATAGCCACATCCTTGCCGACCGTTATGCTGAAATTCTGGTTCACCGTCAACGTCAAATCTTTCTGAGTGCCCCAAATTACGTTCCCCTCTTTTGTAATCTGTAGGGTGCACACATCCTTTGCATCCTCGAGACCAGACTCCCTAACAATGAGCTCCAGTGTAACCTTACTGTCAGCCCCATGGGAACCAATACTCAACTCAGCAATATGTCCTGGGTCATTTGCCTTTTCTTTGGCTCGGAGCTTAAACAGAGCAGGTTCATCCCCTGTTGGGGTCTTGTCGGGGCGGTCGATAGACCAAATAAGGTCACCACCAAAAGCGTTGAGTTCAAAATTCTCACAGAAATTACGGATGATATTTCGGATTGGCACATACATAGTCTGACAAGTAGGTGTAGCCCCTATCTGCAGTACTCCACCCCTTCGCAACACTACGAAATTCTCATCCCTAGTACGCAACATGATATCGCCAGGATTGAGGTTTTGACGGTGGCACCGATAGTTGATGTTGCCGTTATCAAAGGGGGCTTGGAACCCCAAGATGAACGGGGTAGCCATCCTTCCAGTGCTAGGGAAACATACCCAGGCGTAGGCCCCCACTTCAGGCACCACGTAGATACCCTCCCCGTTAGCGTAGTGGAAGTACGGGCTCATCACTTGAATGTCGAAGAACCTCTTATTGGCAATGGATCCTACCGCATCCACAGACCAGCTCTCTATATTGACGTTAACGATACGAACTGGCTCGATGTAGGAAGGAAGGTAACTGCCCTCCGCCATCCCCATAGACTGACGGATAGCTTTGTCTTGAGCCAATTGAGCGTCAATTGAAATCGGCATTGTTCAGCCCGTCTTTAGTACAACCAGGGTTCTTTCTCTGTACCTTTACCAAACTCTGAACCCCTAGCCATGCCCGGAATTGGGTGTGTGGAATGAACTAGAGACCTCCACCCCTCTGATGCAGCGTTGATAATCGTTTGTTTCAAACCTCGACTCTGAAGCAGTGCAATCCAGTCCTCCTGCAAGTCCAGGGGCAGCATTGCCGCGCCCTTGAGAACCGGGCTGTGAATTATCGCTTTCTTGTCCTTTGGTAGCTTCCTATTGAAGTCCTCAATCTCTGAGGTGGGTGACATATCCCCACGAAGCAACTCGGGGTGACTTCCTGGATCTTTAACCTCGCTCAAGTTCGTCAGGGCCCGAACAAAGGTCTCTGTATTTCTCCGGCTCAAAGGAGAGGTGTTCTTGTAGACTCCCTGAATCTCGTTGACCAAATAGCTTTGCACCGAATTGAGGCCTGTCAGTTTCAGCATCTCACGAGGGTTCTTCGGTCCAAGAGTAATGGCATCTCCCTTTTTGACTGCGTCACCTCTCTTAACCACTAGCTCGCGGCTCCCTGGAACGTAGTGTCGTTGACCCTTAATAAAGACGTCCCAACCACCCGCTGGGTCCTTATCGATCTTTTCTATGTGACCATCAGCTTGGGAGAGCACCGCAGACCCAGGCAGGCGTTCCGGTAGACCGAGGAGCTGGTTGAGGCGAGTGAAGGTGCTTGCCGCCTGAGTTCCCCTAGCCCCTACGATCCCCCCGGTATGAAAAGAATTATGGGTACGGATACCATTAGCTGTAAACGCCTTACTCTCAGTGGCCAGGTCATAGGTCCATCCTTCATAAGATACCGGCTTCACTGATACTACTTTTCGATAAGATCCTTTGTATGCTGGGCCATCCACCGGTTTGTTTCGTTTTACTCCGGTCAACCTAACTGGAAGAGTGAATGAAACTCGGTACCCTTGATGCTTAGAATACCGTCTCCAAGGAGTGGAATACACAGCGGGAATTCCCCCTAGAGATAAAACAAGCGCAGTAACTTGGGACACTAACGCCACGCTTGTCGTATCGAAGCAGATCTTATTTTTGGTAATTGTTCCATCCCCGTCAATTAAACCAGACAACAGGTCAAGCCGTCCTATTGAAGACAAAACTGCCCAACCGGGAGGAAGAGTTTTCCTATACGAATGAATTCCACACTGCTGCCATAAGTTTCTGCTCAGTTCAGTGTCATTCAACTGAAGGATCTTAGGAGAAGGTTCCGTAAAGATCAGTTTTGCCTTCTTCAATTCTGCTTTTATACGAGTTCGCACGGCCCCAAACTTTTGAGATATGTCGGCCGACAATATTTTCCAGTGCAGACCATAAGAAGCGGTGTTCCTATGTTTTCTACCTTCCTTCATACGAGGCATAGTTTTTAGTCTTCTTACGTTACCTTCTGTGACAAAAATACCTAAGAGATATGGGGGCAGCGGTAATCTAGTTTTTTGACTGTCTTTTCCAGGTACCCATACTGAAGAGGTTCCCATCTCCATATTCTCTAGATTTTTAGCATCAACTACGATTTCCTGCTGATCTTCATACAGGCTGCGAAAAATGCTGAATGTTCCTTTACAACTGGGGCAGCGAACAGATGTTTTTGGATTTGTCCTGGAAGATAATTTCCAGTGTCCAACAAACTTTACGGGGTCATCACCCCCACAGTGTGGACAAATCACAATACATCGACGAGCCCAATTAGGGTGGTTCCCTTGGACTACAACAGCGTGACCATCCTCTAACCGTACTAAGTTCATAACATCGTCCGGAAGATGTCTTTGGATAGTGTAAACTCGTGTAAACCGGTCATAGTCCCAGACTTTCCAGCCAGAAGATATTTTGGTCTCTAACCCGTTATCGTTATCTACGGTGGAATCTATTTTGTTCCAAAGCTGATCCAGCGTAAGAATTTCCATAAGGTCTTTTGGGTTGAGAACTGACACCAAAGTTCCAGAAGCTACGCAGTTCATTGAAAGCTGGGTTGCAGGTTCTCCTAATGCTTGCGCTGCAATGACACCTACATTAGTGCCCACTTCATGCAATTTTCCTTCTTCGTTGATACCGTAGCATTTGGCGCAGAGGCCTTTGCCGTGTGCACATTTCAGGGGCGTTCGGATTCGTATATCGGCAATCTTGTTGTTCTTGAACCGGTTGAGTAGGTCTGGGGTAACAAGAGTACCGTTAGGAATTACCCCTTTATCTTTTCCTATTCTTGAGCCTAAATCAATGTCCCCTACAGTGTACCTGCCAATAATACCGCGGTCGTCAATACCCATTCGTATTCCAGTTCCCGTGCCGCAGTCCTCACTGACTATCATTTGGTCCATAGTAGTTTGCATGATCTGCTTGCTAGCAAGACCAGGTTGCCAGGTTCCTTCAACCCTATTGATCGTTCCCATACGGGCACCGTGCATAGCTGTCCAGTAGGAACCAATGTCTAGACCCTCTGAATAGGATTTTGTGATAGGAACCGGAACTATAACCCCCTTGGCGTCAGATACGAGCATAGGGGCAACAGTCATTTGCTTAAACTGGTCCCAGTTACCCTTCGCACCGGACTTCACCCAGTCGTACATACGGTTTTGTGAACCCTCTAACTTTTTCTTCACGGCAGAATCTATCTTCTTGCCTGCGTCTGAATAGATCCGAACTACCTCTTCATCCTTCTTCTTCTGAGAGAATTTCGAATTTGTACGAACGTGAGATTCCTCTTTTTTGGCATGATCCAAAACAGAATCTCGTTCATTTGCATAGGACATAAAATCTTTGAGGCTTACGGACAGACCGGTGGAGGCCTCATTACCCAAGTCCTTCAATTTGTCGGCCACACGAGCGAAACTTCCCCGCTCTTTTTGTGCAACCTCAGTTAGAAGATCTGTGAGGTTATCCTTACCAAGGGTGAATTTGGGGTCGTGCAGAACCTTTTCGTGTCTATCGGACGGGGGCAGCGCGTTATAGACCATAAGTCGCCCGACAGACGTAACCTTCGATGCACTCAACTTGTCCAATCCTGCCTTGATTTCTTTAAGGTCCCGGATAATGACCGGGTCATTCATCCCCAACCTTCCATCCTTCACGGCCCTGGCAGCATCAGCAACATCATTGAAATGCCGAACACCAATCCCTGGTTTGAATTGGGTGAGTTTGAACAGTCCCATCATTGACTCCTGTGTTGGTTTGAACATCAGGTAGCCATTCGACGGGCTAAAAAGATTGTTGGAGGGGACCATCTTGAAGGCTTCTTTCACAGCCTTTGAACTGACCGGAACGAAAGCACTCATCTTATCACCGTCAAAATCAGCATTGTACCCCGAGGTTGCCAATGGATGAATCTTGACAGCTTTTCCTTCTACGATCCTAGGTATGAAGGCCTGTACGCCGAACTTGTGAAGGACTGGGTCTCGCTTCAAGAGCAAAGGCCTTTCCGACATTACAGTTTCCAAAGCTCGAGAAACTTCCTCTGTGTTCTCCTTGATGAGCTTTTGAGCTTGTAGAGGCGTTCTCCCTTGCTGAACAAGACGTTGGACAATAAAAGGTTTGTAGATTTCTTGAGCTGCCTTCCGTGGAATACCTACTTCGTCCAGAGACAAAGAGGGCTCAGGAACGATAGTACCACGCATAGACAAATCCTGGCGCTTACCAATGACCTTATCTTGGAAGAACCCTTCTTTGGGTTGGCCCTCTCCAGAGATGACTGTTGCAATACTATTAAGATGCCGACCCTTATTAACCGCACCTGTCAGGGTCAATGACTTGACACCGTCATAGAGTTCAGACCTCAGAGGATGAGCTTCGGATTCCGGCATTACCTTTGGGTCAAACTCTTTGAGCTTGTCATTACTATTCGCCAGCATAGTATAGAGCTTGTTCAGCCCGTCAAAGTTCATCTTACCGCTGTCAAGCACTGTAACTGGGCGCATGATAGGGGGTAGGACCGGAATATGCTTGATAGTATAGGCCTCCTTGGGGCTCATACTCAGTCTCTCTAGGGTACGAAGATACTTCAACTTTCGTGTAGCCTTATTGAGGTTACCTTCTCTGGATGTTGGGATTGCCGTTTCCAAGTCTTTCTTCTCTTTTGAGACATCGATTTTCTTTAGAGCGTCCACAATAGCCGCCGGACCAGTTTTACCGTCTAGGTCCTTCTTGCTCTCAATGATGTCTTTGTACTGTGGAGAAGTTAACCCCAACAGTGAGATTATGGAGGATTCAAACACCGGGTTGGGCATACGCTCTGCGAGAGTGATATGAGACCACTTATCCCCCAGAAATCCAAGACCCTTGGTACCTGTGATCGCAGAATCAAAAATGCCCCCTGGTTCGGGTTTCAAGTTTCTACCAACTAACGTAGCCCCCGCGTCCTTCAATTCTCCATTGCTCATTTCAAGGGTCTTCTTATCGGTCAACGGTTGGAGAATGAGGTCATTACCCTGCTTGTCGATATCCAGGCCCATACCGCGTAGGTACCCTTCAAACTTCTTGAACACGAATGGTATCTTAGGAGTAGGGACAGACTCTCCGGCTTGTAGCAATGTCCAAAAGTCGTCGTTTTTATCAGACTTAAACGTCTGCATCTCCCGGATGTTCTCCCGGGCGTTATGGGCTAGCATTGCGTAGAGTCCCATAGCATCCATTGTCTGACCACCGTGAGGACCGCCCTTCCTAGGGGTCATATTGGAGTCATACGCGTCTCGGAACCTCGCCTTGAGGCCTTTGGTGGCAGTATGGTGCAGCTTTAGGATGTACTGCTTACCCGTCAACACCTGACCGTAAGAACGGCCTGTAACTGGATCCACCATTTCTTCGGTATCCGACAGCCCGAGCTTATCTAGTTCCTTCTTCAAGTGCCTGGTGTAGTCCGGAATGCTAGAGTCGAAATTGTTGATGATCAGAGTCTTTCCTGTCTTATCTGCTATCTTCGACGCAGCAGTTTCCAAGATTTGACCGACGTTGATACGAGAAGGAACTCCCGTAGGGTTCAACAGGACCTCTGCGTGAACTCCGTCCTTAGACTTAGGCATTTCATGATCGGGAAAGACACCGGTTATTATGCCCTTGTTTCCGTGACGGCCAACAATCTTGTCCCCGACGTCAGCAGGAGTCTCAGCACTAACGTAGACAGTGATGCTCTTCCCATGTTTCACAACCTGGGTGACCACACCAGGAACATCCTTTTCCCAGATCAGAGGTCTAGGCTTAATCGGCTTCACCAATTTTTTACTGATAAGAGCTACCTTCTGCTCATCCGGAGTTATCTCCTCTAAACGCATAGATCCTATCAGTACATCCCCAGTCTCAACTCGCTCTCCGGGCTTGATGACCGCGTCGTCATCCAGCTTATCCATAACAGCCTTAGAGGTTACTGCACCCACTTGTGCCCGAAACTTCTTTTTGTCGAGAATGATGTTCCTCTCGGCATAAACACTATTACGAAAGAGATGCTCTGAGGTGAGCTTATTCGCCGCGGACCTTGATATGACGATACCATCGTCGTAGTTGTATCCTTTGAATGGCATATAGGCGACACGAAGGTTCGTACCAAGAGCTAGTGTCCCGTCTTTGGTAAAGTTTGTATCAGCAACAACCTGGCCCTTTTTAACGTCATCTCCTTCTTGTACCAACGAGTGAGAATGGAGCTCGCTTGTATCGTCGTTCATCGGGAAATGGTGATAAATCTGAACCTCATGTCGTACACCGTCTTTACCCCGAATGAGGATGGCATCATCTTTGACTTTCATCACCTTTCCAGCTTCAGGAGACTGATGAGAAGTAAACCCTCCTACAATTTCCTCGAAAGTTTGATTGCCCTCGGACTTCACTTGAACCATAGGCTTTTCCCGATACTTGAGAGAGACGGCCTGTTCCAGTTGTTTGGACGCCATCATAGCCCGGTTTCCTTGGTTGCTCTGCAGGTAAGGAATCAGGTTAGCACTCAGATCGAACATGGCCTTAGTGGAGTTGAGAACGTAGTCAACCTGGTTAGGCCTCATCATACTTATTTGACCCTTTGAGTCCGTAGCCTTCACCATCGTACCAACAGGAGTTAGTTGGCCATCACCTTTCTTGTATTGGTCTGGAAAGGCTAAGTTGGACCGAAGAGCTGTTGTAGGGCTAATCCACACCCTTTCCCCCGTCTTAGCTTTGATTACAGGAATTTCGATGTCAGTACCCCGCTTACGAACTCCTAACGCAAGTTGCAAAGTTGTACCTATTTTTTCGCTGTTGCCCGACCAAAAACCTACGCTGCCATGACGACGTACATAGAGCAGACTCCCTGGTACAGTGGCACAGTAAACTATTCCATCATAATCCACCGTGTAGTAATTGGCGGGGTAGTAAGGATGTGCAGGACGTGCTGTTCTAACCGGATGCTCCAACAGTCTAACCTCATGCACGTCCAAATAACGATCTTCTCGCTTGTCTTCGTAGACTTTACGGCTGACAGGTAGGCCTAACCCAATTGCCAGCCTTTCAAAATCATCGGCCAGTCTTTGACTAGTTGTCGTGAGTACCCTTTGGTGGTATGAACGACCATCTTTTCTATTACCGGAAAGGCACCCATCCCCAAGAAGTAACGACTCCAGCAACGCGGTTCTGGCCTCGATGCTGGTAGTAGCCCGAAAGAAAACTTCAGGGATATATTTGTCGTTACAGAAGCCAAATTCCTTCAGATAGTGTGCAAGTTGTTTAGACCCAGTAGCCCAAGATGTCCTTTCTCCGTCGTGTGACCAAGTCCAAGGTAATCTGGAAAATAGACTCCTCAGCCTCCCCCAGTTTTCTTGGTTGACCTTGAAACTTTGAGATATTCGAACCAGATATGCAGAAGTTTCTTCTTTGTAGGTTACACACCCCTCCGATAAATACCAACCCATAAACTCAGCCCAATCTCTCATGGGGATCAGGCTGTGAAGTTTTAAGGCATTTCCACCCTCAACTTCTGGAAGAGAAAACATCTCTTCTACAGGAATCGGATCTTCCAAAACAAAGGGCGCATGGGATGTTATGAACCGGCGCTCTTTACCGTGAATCCTATCCGCGGTATCAGTCTTCCATACGTCGGGCTGCCACGGAGTTGAGTGATAAACGCGATGATTAGGGGTAACAAGATAATCAATTTTGCTGGCTAGAAGACCGTACATTGGGCCTTTATATGGCAGTCTGATCAACTTCTCTGGTTTGTGAAATTCTAACGCCCCATCAATTCTACAGGCTAAGAGATCCTGGTCGGTTACGTCTTTCCAATATTTCCAGCCCTTGAAAGTGAAAACTTCTGTTTCGGCATCAAAACATTCGGGACTCTGGATCGGATCTAGGAATCCTGTATGGCTAGGGTTGATGATTTTTGCGCTAAGAACAACCTGGTGCTCCTTTTGAATGCCACCCTCTCCACGAATAGTAGTACGCCGATTTCCCCCAATGTAGCTCATAGGGTTCATCTGGTCGGGTCGCTCGGTTGATGTACCTTGGGTAAAAAACGCCTTGATCGGCTTCCCAAAGATATCAGGCCCCATGATCTGTTTGACTTCAGTGTGTTTGTCTATTCCGTTGAGAAGCTTCCGTTTGATGTCCCATTTATGCTTCCTGACCAGTCGGTCAGATAGAAGATCCTCAGCGGAGTAAAGATCTTTGAACTCCAGAGAATCCCGGTCGTCGGGCTGCTCTTCTCCACGGGATACTTGTAGTATTCTTTCAGAACCTGCCAACAGGGCAGCACCGTCCACTTTATCAAAGGGCTTGCCCAGCGTAAGTTTGGTGGCCTCCGGTCGCATTTGGGTGCGGCCAAACTCTTCGATAACTAACTTCTCGGCCTGGTCGTTGGAAGTTGGGGGCTCATCCTTAAAAGCTTTGTAGAACTTCCGTAAGGCGATGTCGCTCTTTTCTTTCTTGTTGGCCGACAAGATCTCCTTACCCCATTTTCTCTCTATCGTGTCATCGTCTACTCCCATCGCTTTGAGAATAGGGTAGAGGGGGATGTGAGACCCAGTTCCAGAGAAATTGATGGTCATACTTTTGGACTTCGGGTCAAAGTCCATGTTGAAGTTCAAACCCTTAGCTAAGTTCCACTGAGAGGCCAACTCACCATTCTCTTTGACATGCGTATAAACACCAGACTTCAGGCGAAACAGGTTGTTCACCTGGTATTCAGTGCCACCCACAATGTAAGTGTACCGGTTCGTGATTTTGGGAAGTTGAGCTACAGTGGCAACCTGACGGTCCTTGACCTTGCCAGTTTCTTTGTCTCGAAGCTCAAACTCTGCCCGAACAGGAACAGCCCACGTACGGTCGTTAAGACGGGCTTCTTTTTGCCCGCGGAGGTCATCTATGTCCCGGTTGTCATCTACCCAGACTTTGGTAGCAACAAGAAGGTTCTTTCGCCCCTCTAGGGGAAATTGACCCTTGATTGTTGAGGATACCCTACTTTTGAGAACTTCGAACGCTTCTTGAGGATCATAATGTGCCATTAACGACTCCCACACCTACGTCTTTTTCAACGGCGCATACCGTCTAACGTAGTGAGAGGCTCTTAGAGCCCGACATCCTACGAGTTTACGACGGTAAAGGTCAACGGCAAAACGATTTCTTTTTTGGTACAAGGAACATAGAAGTCCAAAGATTAGGCTGTACCAATCCTTTAACCCGGAGGAATCCTTTGATGGACAATTTGATGGACAATATGGATGCAGTAAAAGAATATCAACCCCCATCTTCACCCTCATTGTTTGCAGCCGCTTTGAACCTGGGAATCGGGATAATTACTACTGCGTGCGATTGCGCCAGTATAATCCCGAAAAGTCCGAAATCCAAAACCCTTCGACCAAGGAGAATAAACTGAACATATTTTTTCTGGGCGTTCTAGTTGGCTGTCTCCGAGAGATAGTAATGAGCGCCTACCATGAGAAATGGAAGCGTGAATATGAACAACAGGGTATGTCTCAAGTGCGATAGGCCCATTCTTACCGCGTGGGCTTTCCGAATCCGCATTGGCGGGGTCACATACGATGAATACCACGGGGCACTGTTCCAACAAGACGAGAACGACTACTTTCGAGACCACTCTAAAACAAAGTGGTTGTGCCGACAATGCGCGGAGGAATCAGGCGTCTATGTTGCTCAGCTTGACACTGATACTTGCAGGGCACCTGAAGATACCGAACAGTGTGGTTGCACGTTTGAGCCTCTTGAAAGCGACCAAGCAGAATCGGTCCTACTCGTTGAATGGGGTCAGTTCTGCCCTAGTCAGAAAGGACCAGGTGAAATGTTCATGTCCAGTCAGTCTGGCCATGTCCATTTCAACTGCGCATGTGACGGGTGGGGCCTACCGCTATGGTCCATTGAACCGAGTGATACCCCATGACAACCAGAACCGCTGGAAAGATTGAAGCGGACTTCTGCGATCAATGCGGAGTTCACTGTGAGACAAGTGTCATTACGGTCAAACTCGGAGGGAGAAAAGAGCACTACTGCTCTCTAACGTGTTTCGACGAGTACCGAGGGATACCCGACAGGGTAGCTCTAGAAATCGAGAAACAGGCAAGGAAAGAATGCGGGAAAATGCACAAGATTGTTTGCCCAAAGTGCACATCTCGCTTGAACAAGTTTTTCGAAGAAACAGAATGTGCGGAGGATTCATGAATCATTGAACGATAGAACTGCGACCTAAATCTCAAGAGCCGTTAACCGGCTCTTTTTAGCTCTAAGAAGACTGAGCTTCAGGACCTCGACGAGGAACCCTTTGCGGGGGAGCCGGTGTAGCTGCTGAGCTTCTTTCTGCTCCAGTTGCCTGCTGTAGGAGTACCAGAACAAGGCTGTAGAGCTGCGGGTTATTGACCTGCATTTTCACCAGCTCGTGGTTCTTTTCATGATCAGGAAGCTTGTTCAGCCACTTGACCACTTGGGAAGCCACAGACTGAAGGTCTAATCCAAAGCTCGGGTTCTCTGGCAGTTGCGACTGCACCTCACCCATTGCTGGAGGTGATCCGCCCGCTCCCTGATTTACTCCAGCCTGTTCAACCGGACCTTCTTCCATCGGTTGGATTGGAGGAATCTCCATACCGGGAATTTGGCCGCTGCGATTCATCATCTCACTCTGCGTGTTCATCATCTGGCCTTCAGCAGCAGGGCTGGCTAATCCTGGTTGGCCCATTCCAGGCATCGGCTCCGCAGCGGGCATACCCTGACCTGCGGCTTCAGGAGTCATTTCCGTCATCAACTTTTGACCGCGCATCTGGTACTTGGCCATGATGAGCTGGGCTTCACCTTGAATAGAAGCCTGACTGAGAGCCTGATTCCTCTGACCCTCCAAAACCATCTTCCTCTCGCGCTCGATACCCTCGGCCTCTTTTCGGGAATCCCAGTCTGTATCTTCGAGCAGGGACTTATCGCTAATCTTTCCGGCCTGGTTGAGTTGCATGTAGAAGGCGCTGCGCTGCAGGTCGTCTGCCATCTTGAACCGTTTGTAATGGCATGGAACCGAGTCCCAGCCCATGAACGCTGAAACGTTGGGCATGATGAAGTCTGTCACCAGTTGCTTGCGCTGAGTCTTGACGTCGAGAAAATGATTCTCTAGAATACGCATTGAAACGTTAGAGCCAGAATTGTGCGTAACTAAGCCATCCGCAACGTATGAGTGATCAGTATCAATCGTTAAATCACCCATTGGAACTTCGAAATCAAACAACTCAACCTCTTGAACCTCATCCCATATGTAATGGGCTTCAGCCAAAAGCTCAATCCTCTTGGCTAACTCAGGTTCTTTTTCACGTAGAAAAGATAGGTCGGTGTCAGAGAGCCTGGAATAAGTCATCCCGTCAGCGCTACGTCCTGGAATCACCTTGTGAACCCCACGCCCATAATGCTGCAAGAAAGCTTGCAAGTCCTCACGAAGGATTAGATCTGTACCAAATCTCCCAGAAACTCCGGGCAGGGTACGACCTACTTTAAGGCGACCTTGCTTAATGTGGTAGTGAACTGTGGTGAAGTCACGTTCAAGAATATCAGCGACCTCCTGAACCGTGTACTCCTCTTTGTCCAACTGAACATTGATAGGTTCGAAACTCCAGCTTTGTTTGCCTGTAAAATACTTTTGACGAACCTGGTCCAAAGCTTCCTTGAGATAGGGGATACGTTCTCCTACATGAGTCTTTCCAACGGGGGTACGATTTTTCAGATATTCTTGTTTAATTGTGGAAACAAATCCAATTTCTTTGGCAAAGACGTCTATATATTCAGAGCGAATTTGCAGCTGCCACATTTCAGACGTTGGGTTGAAATACCGAGAGGAGACTATTCCCATATTCAGAAGAAGCAATTGAATCTGTTTAAGCAGCTCTTCAGATTTGGAGCCGCAAGATACCATCTGCTTGCCAGTGTTACTCGTTGAGACTGAGCCGTCGCCCTCAAAGTACGCTCGAAGAAACTCAGCAACCAGATGCTTGGGCGCTTGTCTTACGCACCACGGCACAACTTTATTATACGAGTCACCTATCGCCCCCATTGCTTGAAGAAGTAAAACTGCAGGACGCCGTCCTATTTCCGTTGTAGTGCAGCCAAACCCGCTATCCCATTTAGTGGGCCTGTACCCAAAAACATTTTCCACGGTATTAAGGAAGTCGTCCATAACCTCCTGGCATTTTTGTGTAAAAGCCAGACTGGTCTCTCCACAAGTGCCTTCAGAAATCAAATAGCCCAAGAGTCGAGCAATACCTAAAGTAAGCTCTTTAGAGAGTTGTGGAACCGGGAACCGTTCTGCCGTTCTAACCAGCTTCTGTGACTGTCTCCACTCCTCAATCTGTTCAAAGGCTTTTTGTGGAACTGAGGGCGTCTCAGAGGGCCACAAATTCATTCCGGCCCTTACCGCAATGAAATCTCCAGCGATAATCTCCGAAGTCTTTTTCCACACCATCGAAATATCTTTGCTCAGCACGAGAAAACGATGATCATAAGATGACTCGGAGTCCAAGCCTAATTTGGTACGAATGAGAGAATTCTTTTTTGTCCCCGTATTATGAGCAGCTTCTATTCTTTGTGTGCCGATTCTTGTGGCCACAGAAACTTCTGAACTACCCGCAGTAGTGCCATGGGCAGTTGGAATTAAATCCTTTAGCTGAACTAGACCTTTTGAAGAGAAAAGATAGCTGTCAATTTTTTTGCAGTATTGCATCCCACCAAAAACGAACTCAATCGGAACGCCCATACCAGCGATGATGTGCTCCGCCCACTGACGATACTCTTGAGCAAGCATAAGAGCTTTACCATCACCACCAAGAGTCTCTGACCCAATAGGGACGGGGAGAATAGGAATGTAATTGTTGTCGAGTCTCCACCGTATGAGCTCGTTCTCAATCTTGTCTCTCCACTGGGTCAAATTGACCGTCGAATTATGTGTAGCTACACCAACAACGCAGAAAGACTTGTCTCCCTCAATTTGAAGACCCCGTACGGTCTCTACGTTAGTTACAGTCTCTATACTGTTTACCCGTAGATACACGTAGTCCCCGCGGAAAAATCCACATTGGCTGTGTGTATCAATTCGCCTTTCAACCTTTGCAGGGTCCCACCCCAGAAGTACTGCCAGGTCTTCTGCCTGTTTTCCATTTACATTTACGTGGTAAATGGGGAGTTTAGAAATTTCATCCTCACGAGGAATCCGCTGTTGAACCCCTGCAATAAAACCGAATGACAAAAGCAGTTGGCGCACTTCAACAGCAAGCTCGGGACTTACTGTCATTAAGTTTACCCGACGGGTCTCAGTGGCGATGTTACACCCATCCCCGTCGTACACTCCTTGTAGCGCCGCGAGCGCAATATTGTCGGGAGCCTCCAACAGAAATCTTGGCAGCCTCTTACTATGAGCCCCACGCCCGCACACAGTGGTTAAAAACTGACCTAAAAAGATGTCATTGATTTCATACCGGGCGCTATTGCCGTTGAAACCCCGAGTAGAATCTCTAAAGCCCAGACGTTTTATAGCCGCGTCTAGGCGGTCCATTAAATGGGCTTCTTTGACATGTAATGCTATTGCGGCGCAGTCACCCTTCGGAGTTCCCTCGGCAATATATAGGCCAATTACATACGCCAGATCCTCATCCACCTTCAGATATCTAGGAATCCGGTCAATGGTATCCTGCTGCGTAAAAGCAGCCCGGGCATTCTTGTAGTCATCAAGGTCCCAGCCCTGCTGCTTAATGAAGTTCTCCCGACCCCCTCGTTCAAAAGCCTGCAGACCGTTGACCTCCAAGTACTCATAAATATTGGCCGCAGATTGATTCAACCTGCGATATATGAAATTTTCCGTTACGGCCCGTTCTGGGATGTACTCGGCCAAATCTAGCTCAAGGCTGCCCCAGGTAATTCTCTTACGGGGATATAGAACGTAGTCACCCTTCTGCAAATCACCTGCGTTAATCCACTCAGGCTCCCCTACGTTCTCATATCTAGGGCCGAGTTTTCTGGCGGCATAAAGGGGATGTTCCCCTGTTACTGTAAATGGGAAAGCAGATAAAGAAGCAGCCGTTATTTTGTGTACGGAGCTTTTATCTACTGGTCGGTCTCTTACGTCCTCTACTCGTTTCCACAAACCGGTATGTGTCTTTACCCAATCGCCCGCATGAACCTCACCTGCTGGCCGGATGCCTTCTCTAGTTTCAACCAGCGTATCTAAAGAGACGCAATAAACATCCGCACTAGATGAGGCAGACTGTGGAAACAGGATGCGGAGGGGCACAATGTGCTCAATCGCAATGGCTTCTTGAGCCTTGCGGAGTACCTGAAGGTAGAATGTGTCCTTCAAGACCGGAAGAATCATCGGCATCCCCCAACCACGGTCCTTCTGGGCGATGGTGGGTCGCTGCATATGGTAGATGTTCTGACGGCTGAATAGCAAAGCCTTGTTCTTCCTCAGAGCTTCAATGAACACTTGAGGGATCTGCTCAATAATATGCCGCTTGGCCATACGAACATCATTGGCCAGGGATGGCGGAATAACATAGTAGTAACGATTGTCCCCCGTAGCTTCGTTGTGCTGAATAGTGATGTACTCCGGGTTCCACCGGATGAGCCGAATGTCCCGCGCTGACCGAAGGTAATGATCCTTGACTGAAAACTCCCCGTAGTACCGACAGTAGGGGCATTCACCCACAAAAGCGTACTCCCGGAAGATGTACTTCTGCTGGTCTACTTTCACCATCCGGCTACACTGTTTGCATTTCAGCATCTTCTGAAATGGGAAGTACAAGCTGACAAACGCGTTACCGTATGTGTTGTAGTCAAGGCCAGATTCCACTTCGAATTTCTTGAAGTGGAGAATGTCACTGAAGAACTTACTCCACCGATCGTTGAGATGGTCGCTATCCCCATCAAATACCAAGTCAGTAACCGGGTACTCTGACATCTTGTAGCAAACGGCATTGATGAGCGGATTGGTCAGGAAATAATACCTGCACCAACGAAGCATCGTCTTGAAGGACGTCGGCAGATATGTATGGGCAATATCGAAAAAGGGTGAAGGGTACCGGATAGCTCCAAGGGCCTCTCCAGTTATAGAGCGACCACTGTTTCTCGCAAAACGCATAGCCCCCGATGGGCCAAAACTCAGGGCATCAAGAGTTGGCATTATCCATAGTACCTTTGAATGTTCTCGAGCTGTTCTTCAGCCTCAGTTGGTCCAGGGGCATTTACAGCTGTGCCCAAAGTTGATCCACCACGAAGACGGTCAATGATTCGACCCATCTTTCCACCAGCATACTGACCCGCCATCATCAGCGCCATACCTGGGAGAAATTTTTTGCTCGCCATTCCAGTCAGAAATCCCCCGGTACCCCCTACTTCGCCAAGTAATTTTTCAGCCGCTCCACCTTCACCAGTGGGGGTCGCGGGTTCCTTAGTTGCCTGATACGCTTCATGTAGTCCTGGAGCTGCAAATCCTACAGTCATGGATTTCATACCTACAGGCAGGTACTTGGTGATCTTACCCTCACCCATCCATTTGGAGTCTTTCCAACCCTTCTTCATAGATTTAAGGGGATGGGCCATCATTTGCAACGTCTCTCGGCCAGCCTCTGGAATTCCCGTGATGGATTTCCCTATATCCCCGAGACCGCCAGATATAGTACGCCCAAGACCACCCAATCCTTGCACTGAGAGACGCCCAAGCCTACCCAGATTTGGTATGGCCGCTTCTTTACGAAGCTCGGAAAGCCTCTCTAGAAATTCTACCTCATCCTGGAATGAGTAGAGTGCCTGGTCGCTCAGGAGGTTACCCATGACTTCAATTCCTCCAATTGGTCAACCAACTGACGCCGCCGAAGGTCCATGTACTCCGAAGCTACTACGAGCTTCACTGTTTGGATATCTGCATTCGACGTATCACTGAAGGTCACTTTTTGATGACCCTTTTCCATAACTTCCTTGAATCTCTTCTCTACTTCCGCAGGGTCACGCTCCAGGTATTTCTCCACCTGGCTGCCAGCACTCTCCGGTAATCGAGGATTAG